TTTTTTGTTTCATATAGGCGTACCTTACTGACTTTCTTTGGCAAAGTACGCTGCTGCCTTTTTTAAAAATTCACGTTCCATTTCAGCTATTTTGAGCTGTTGTTTGAGTTTTTTATTTTCTTCGAGTAGAGCGTTTAGATCAGGTGAATACTGTTTTGTACCTGCTAAAGTTCCAGCCTTTGCTTTGGTATTCCAATTTGAAAGAGTTTGTATTGAAATGCTAAGTTGTCTAGCTGTTTCCGAGACATTGCCTTGATTGGCTTCAATTAATTTGATGGCTTCAGCTTTAAATTCTGTGGTGTAATTCTTGTGTTTCTTGCTCATGGTAAACTCCTGATGAGTGTGTTTAGTTTACCAAGTTAAAACCTCCTGTTTTTTCAGCACACATCATAATTTTAAAAATTTATTGTTTGATAAATTTATCATTTGAGACTCTTAGATGAATAATTCAAGTCATGAAATGAGTGAGTATATAACTAAAGTCCCCCAAGTTACCCTTCTATTCTGGATTACTAAAATCTTCGCAACTACTTTTGGTGAAACTGGCGGAGATAGTTTTTCAATGTCATTGAAACTTGGGTATTTAACTAGTACTTTTATTTTTGCCATAGTTTTTATTATCTTATTGATCTGTCAAATTAAGACAAAAAGTTATAAACCATATTTATATTGGTTTACCATTATTGCGAGTACAACTGTTGGTACAACATTAGCAGACTTTGTCACTCGATCTTTAGGTATTGGCTATAGTGGAGGAAGTAGCTTACTCCTCGGCTTAGTCATCGTCTCATTATTGGGTTGGTATAAAGTTGAAGGCAGCGTCTCCCCTCATACCGTTAATAAACCTAAATCAGAAGTCTTTTATTGGTTAACAATTACCTTTAGCCAAACTTTGGGTACAGCTCTTGGTGACTGGTCAGCAGATACGATTGGATTAGGCTATAGTGGCGGGATTGCTCTTTTCTCAGCACTCATTTTATTGATGGTGTTTTTGTATAAATTCACTTCTGTTTCACGAACATTTTTATTCTGGAGCACTTTTATTTTAACTCGTCCTTTGGGTGCTGTAGTTGGAGACTTTTTAGATAAGCCCCTTTCCGCTGGAGGGTTAGACTTAAGCCGTTTTGCAGCATCCGGAGTAATATTAATTGCTATTTTAATATGTATTTATTTTAGTAAAAATAATCAGTTAGCTAATATCAAAAATGCATAAACTGTGAAAGCCTTCCTTAGAGGGCTTTTACACAAATAACTATATTCACATCACTATTGATTGTATGAGCTGAGCATCCTGATAATAGGATACATAACATCAAAATTTTAAACATCGATTGGCACCATATCAACGGTCAAGCCAGCGAGCTCATGATGACAATCAGTCAAGAATTGAATCTTCCCCTCAGTCAAAAACAGATGGCATCGGCTTGCTGGGTAATGATCATTAACTAGTAATGAAGGTGTAAATGTTGGCTTTTCAACATCACCATTAAAGTTCCAGATACTACCATTATAATGTGCGCCCTCTTTTACATGAAAAGGATGTAAATATTTACACCCGGGGCACTTAAACATATAGATGCCGCTGCTCCAATATTCTAAATATGGCGTAAGTTCTGTTACTGTTTCTGCTTGAGCCATTTAGATCACCACTCGATTGGCGATCCAACCATAGAAAAATTGTTCTTGGCTTTTATTGCGCTCACAGATTTCAATGTAACGTTGGCCTTGCATGATATTAAGAACACGTACCAGAACTGCCTCGCCTTCCTTACCTCTTTTTGATAGGTAAGTTTTGAGAGCATTTAAAGTAGCTGGACCATAAATTCCGTCGACCACAAGATCTGGCCAACCTGATTTACCTTGGTTATTAAGCAAATTCAAAGCACGTTGTAAAAGAGGTTTAGCAAAGCCGGTACCACAATTCACACCAGTGTCTAGAAGCTCTTCAGCTACTGCAGAAGAAACGGCATTCACCTGGTCAAAACGTGGAGCTGTCCAATATTGTTGCTTATAAATTGATTTAGCCACATCAAGCGGCAAATCTTTCATGCTGCCTTTGTAGCCATTTTCCCGTGCAACCGCTTCAGTAATGCCGTATTTGGTCGCCCCTCCTCGATCCGCTGGGTTATTTACGTAACCACCTTCGCGTTTAATTAACTCATCAAGATATTGTTCAATCTTCATTTCGGTTTCCTTCAGATGTAAAAAAACCGCCCGAAGGCGGCATTAACTGTTTTCAATGTCTTTTCTGGCATTCTTAAACTCTTTGATCACTTCAACGATCGTTTTACCTTCCTGTTTATCTATAAAATTAAAAATCCAACGGACTAAAGCCCAACCGGGTAAACCACAAACAAAGAAGAACCCACCTAGAGCAATCATCCCCCATACATCAGTAACCCATTCATGAAGCCCCCACTTCACAATAATGAATGAGCCGCCAGCCAAACTTGATACAACCGTACAAATAAGTCCTACAGCCCATTCTTGAGGTGATCGTGGCATACGTGTCATCAATACAACGGCGGCAACCAATGCAACCGCTAGAGTCACCATAATTGCTGCACCATAAAATTTTAAAATTGCTGTTAAACCGCTTGTGGAAACTGGTTCCATAAATCTCTCCAGATATTTTTAGACAATAAAAAAGCACCCGAATTGGGTGCTCAAAGTTCTTATAAGGTTTAAAGGGTTTGTAAGATTTTCCCTCCATTAATCAATTGAGTTGTTAGCGGCGCCACCCCAACAATTGCAGGTCCACCCAGCCCCGGCTGGCCTTCAGTAGTGCCATGGTATTGCCAGTTCCATGTTCCATCATTTGTTGATTTGGTACCGCGTTCACCCCAGTTTCCACCATCTCCAGAAAGTGGTGAACCATAGCGTTCATTCTGCGTTCGATAACCCTTCCCGGGTACCGAAGCTTCAGCATCAGTGATTTTCATAACCATTAAATAACTCTCCAGATAGAGGCGATAATCTTGTGAGTCATTTGAAATCGGCTGTCCAGTCATGACCCGACCAAATGGTGCTCCAGCACCACCAGGAATTCCCTGAACCCCATAAGATGATCCAGTGTAAATACCACTTGGTGTTGCTCCACCACCTGAACCGCCTCGAGCTAACGTCCCTCCATCGATAATCAGGTTTAGTTTGCTGTGCCGGTTCAATAAACCTGGTGCTCCCTGAAAACCATCACGCCGGGTTTTGGTAAAATTGAAGTCTGAATCTTTTTCCCAATCTCCGTAAGCTAGATGTGGCAACCCTCCATCACCACCACGTCCAACAACTGAGCCTTTAATCGTTAGATTCACCACCAGATCAGGTGGGAACTCCCCTGTATCTATCGCTGGTAATTCAGTTGCAGCAGGAACGATATACTCTCGTTTTGCAGGACTAGATTTGTAGTCGAATTTATAGACAAATCTGGTTTCCGGTCGATAAGAACTTGAACTTGAAACCAGTGCACCTGCTTCAACTACAAAACTGATTTCGCCAGTCGTTGGTAAATCACCTCTTTGCATCTGATATAAACGTGCCAGATTAATATCAAGCTGATCATATCGAATATAAATCGGTGAATCATCAACCGGCACATCAATAAAGTCCTTGTCATTGAGGTAATAACGTTCATCGTAATTAATTGCAGTAATGGTATTAGAGAACTGGTCAGCCGGTTCTCTTTTTGCAACCAGATAAGGCAGTGAGCCTTTGGTATCGTCATTAACTACGGTGTAGATAGTATTCACAAAGTCATCGGGACTAAGCTTTAAGGCCCCGTTCGGTAAACGCCCTAAAACTACTTTGTTCTTGGCAGATCCTGCGGTAACAGGAATAAGGTCCACGGTACCATCCCCCATTTGCAAATAAATCACATAACTCTTGCCTGCAATAAAATCTACATCATGGCTTAAAGTCAGGATTAAACCCTCTTGCTGCACCACCTCACCACTTTGATGGATACCATTGCGATAATCAGCTACAGCGATCCGGTCACGTAAAACCAGTAATTCTGATTCTGGTGCCGCATCAAAGGTAATGGATTTGCGCTGGAAGCGAAGCTTGTTCCAAAGCCGGTACGCATTGAAATGCGCTTGCCACTTGTTACGCACACCTACAGATTTCACCTCTTTGGGGTTCTTGGCCCCTTTATCCGGTAGATAGATATTGATACGACTATCGTCGGCCGGATCCGTGTATTCATAGATCAGTCCATCGTAGTCATCCATCACGCCAAAGGTAAGATCATGCTTGTAACTATCAGGAATAATATTCCTGAAGTTAAATAGCATTACCGAGTTATCAGTTGGACGTTCAAAATAAAGCTTGAGCTTGTTGTTTTGTCGATAAGCGGTACAAAACACTGCATCACAAAGATTGGTGACCAGCTCTTCAAAAGACAGGTTTGTATCATCAATTGTGGTGCAGAACTCAGCCGCTAGTGGTGTTCCAAAATAATCAACTACATCGTTATAAGTCCGGTAAATGTTTTCCAGATCAATCTCATCGATCGTACGGCGCCCAATCTTGTCATCAAGTGCCATAGATACCAAAGCATCAGCAAAGCTTGATGTTGGAAATAGCTCTGTCGTCATTGCGCCGTTTTTAAAAGTCGGTAACATCCGCTGAAGATCAAAATTGATCTTGCGGGACTTGACAGATAAAGCTCCAGTGGTTGCATAAGTACGCGCACGAAAAACCGTTTCATGCTCATACACTGTGCTTTGTAAAGGATAAGCACCGTAAAGCGCCTGCCACTTTACTTCATCAACAACAGTGGTAACTGCCGGTGTTGGAGTTAAACGGCGTGCACGGACACTACAGCGCCCCTGAAAAGTCACCATATCCAGCGTTGCACCAACTGTCTGACGTGACTTTGCTGAACCCTTTAGGATGATCTGCTTCAGCATTGGATTGCCAATGGCTGCACCAGATTCATTAACCGGCGTTACTTCAACTTCAATCGTGACGTTTACAGCTCCCTGATTTCCACCTGAAGAAACTGTGTAAAGTCCATTTGTGGCCACAAAGTTACATAGCACCCGACTTCGTTCGACATTGTCCAGAATGAATGGACCAATCCACTTTTCACCTATTGAACTGATCTTTGGTGACAAAGCTGCAGTTTGTTGGTTATTTAACTCTTTAAGCTTTAACCAGTTAGCATTAACGGCCGCCGGATTTGATAACGTCATACGGTCATCAGCTACCGATAGAACGCTATAAGTACCATTTAAATCAAAAGTCTGGCCATTAAACGTGAATGAGGCATTGGTGATTTCTACGCGGTCATTACTTACAAACTTAGTGGTTAAATCTGTGTTGTTTGCCGTTGCCCGAAGAATCTCGTTTGGATATGCAAAATGAAGGTAGTTCGTACCTTCTAAAGATTGTGTATCAGCAGGACGTAAAACTTGGCCATTAACAGAAGTTTGATGCTGAACCGTTAGTGGCGGCGTGGTAATTTCGGTACCAAGCGAGAAATATGGCTCACCTGAAACAATATCTACACCTGGTCGAAAGACTTCTACCGATGCGCCAGCAATATCGACAATATTGGTTTCACCGTCATAAGCTCCATTGATTTTATAGTGTCCACGCCCAATACAGCCCACTACATGCTCAACTTCAACGTTGTTTTCATATACCTTGTAAGGTACTGCGATTAGGTCGGGAGTATTCCACCCAGCTCCATAGTTATCAGCAATACGACCATTCACCCGGATCTTGTTTTCCCGGTTAGAAAGTTCATTGTTTGCTGAAGAAGACTGGTTAGTATTTTGAGTCGTTTGTGCTATTGATGGCGTTGGCATTAAAAATGCGATCGCAATACTAATCACAATCGAAACAATAGCCGCGACCCATTTAGGGTTCTCAACTACGATAAAAGTGCCCGGTAAGAAATCAAGCTGCTTTAAGTCATATGCATTCTTTGGTGTGACTTCATTCGCAAATGAAATTTCGGCATGATCCATATTGCTTGTAGTATGAAAGATACGGACATGCTCAGGCATATGTTCATATTTTGAAGTGAGCCATTGCCCAATGGTTTGAGCCTGCTCAATTGTCTTTTCTTCAGACAAAGCGTCTTTTTTATAAATAACTTTAATCATAATAACTGACCCGATTAAACCCCATTTCCATCACAACCTCTTCAGGCAAATAAGTGACTCCGCTTTCCATGAGGTGAAGAATCTTTTGCCCACGAAAAAGCCCCACATGCGGGGGCTTATTTCTTTGTCTCGGATGGAAGGCGACTATGCAGCCTTCCTTGGGCATGGGTAGCGGATTTAAAAGTTTTAACCGTGAAGATAAAAAAGTAATTTTGCCCTTAGGCTGCATAAAGAGTTCAAGCGCTTCAGCCCGATCTATGCCATATAGGTCCATTGCAGCTTCATGAACAAAGTGAACACAGTTGTAGTGATCCTCGTCATATTGCCTATCGAGCAAATGATCATGACTTTTCATATAGCCCCCTTCAAACCACTAAAGCGATCCAGTGCAAAAATGTCCCCAGTTTTAGTGGTATTTAATCGTGGTGATTCAGCCTTGAATGTCACAGCTTTATGGTTCATGGCGACACTTGAGAGTTGCAGTCCAAGTAAATAAAACATTGGAGAGTTCAGATTGTCTGAACTGTAAATCCGGTAATTTACGGTTGGCTTTACATCTGGATATTGCCCTTCGATTACCCGTTCAAACTCATCAGGCATCACATCACCTAGACCAGAGATAGAAACGGTTAATGTCTGGTCCAGATCACCAAGCATTCCGGATCTTTGTATAGAGACTGGCAAGAACTCATAATAGACCTGACCGGATCCTTCCTTATGTTGTACATAGACACCTCGGTCATCATTACGGACTACCCGATAAGTATTCATAAAAGAAGGATGTGATAGCTCAATACACTCCAGTTGATAGACATCAACTTTCCGATTGAAAAAGAACTTGGCATATTCGTTATCCATTAGACCTCCCAATCTTTAATTAATGCTATATCGGCATTCAGGTTAGGCTGGTTTTGAACAACTTCGAGCTGCGCGTTCACACGATATAAGTTGCCGTTGACTTCATTGGTCTTGAACGAGTTTGGAATGAAATTGCATAGATATTGCTGACGTGTTCCCTGATCAATCACCAAATCCGCATAAAATGAGGCTGGTTTGTTCTGGTAGACCCGCCAGAAAGCCATCATTTTATTGAAATCGGTTTTACTTAAGTTCCAGTTCACATCAACAATGTGGCTGTTACGTTTCACATCGATGTAATAGCGACCACGACCGCCATCCATCTGCTGACGTTTCACATCATCACCCGGTGTTACGCCATAGCCGCTGGTCTGAGGATTTAGCTTTAACTTGTACATAACTTTCCTTCAGGTAATAAAAAACCACCCCGAAAGGTGGTTTGATGAAATAAGGTTTAGATATTTAAATTAATTACAAAAACGATTTAACATTAAGAAATCGATTTAATAATAGTTTCTTTACCATCTTCAAAAATCTCTTTTACTACAAACTTGCAGTAGGCTTCATCTTGAGATGGTTCAGTCAGTAAAGCTGGATTCACAAAATCTTTGATCTGTTTTAAACGGATCAATTCATAATTTCCATTTCTTTCCAACTGATAGTCCATTTTTACATCACAACTATACATAGTAGTTGACCCAATAACAGAAGTAAGCCTGAAAGTTAACTTCTTATTTGCGGGTACTTTAAACTCAAAAAACTCTTCACCATTATTTAAACTGATTGTGGGTTTAGGCATATTTAATTTTTTGGGCTCATGCATAGAGCCATACTTTGTTAAATTATTTGAAATCTGCTTAGTTATTAGGTTTTTTGAAATTTTTTCACCCTCATTATTTTGATAAGTAATATAGAACTGCACCATGGGAATATTACTTCTATAAACCCTTAAATTTGCAGTATTTCCCGAAACATCATCCTGATACATATTTGTGGATCTTACGAGATTATTTACCGCAGGAATGGCACATCCCGTAAGGCCTAAAAGTGTTGTAGAAATTACAATTATTTTTTTCATGTCTTAACCATCAATTTTAATGCCAACAGACTCTATCACCTTGAAATTTAAATATTATGAAAATGAACCCTCCGAAAAGGGTTCAAATTATTAAGTACGATTTCTTCTCGCTGTCGTATTCTCAGTCAAAGACCGACTAATGGTTGAGTTTGGATTTGCGATTTGATCACTTACAAGCTTAGGTACCGTTCTTGGAAGCTGCTTATCCAGTTCATCTTTAACAATGATCCGGACTGTTTGCTCGTCCAGTTGTTCGGCTTCAACTGTCGCCCCACTCACCTGATTAATCACTTCAATTTTGAAATTGATTGTCGGTGAAGCTGGCTCAATTGAAGGCATCATCTCAGCTTGAGGGCGTGAAGTACTTCCTAAAGTAAAGTCCTGAACATCATCCAGATTTGAACGATCCTGAACTAAACCATTGGATGAGAAGTAGACCTTGCCATCATGGAATAAGTCTAAATTTCCAGAAGAAGCTAATTTAGGTGTGTCTCTATTACCCTTATAGATAATCTGAGTATCTTGAACCGGTTGATTAAAGATGTCAGCCTGCTTTTGGCTTTCTATAAAGGCACTAGAGCTCATCATTGCACGGCGCATGACACTATCTGCCAAGGCATTGTTATTGAGAAAAGCTTCAGGGTTTGCACTCTTACGCATTTTCTCGACTAAGCCAACACCGCCCCAGCGTTTAATATCTTCTTGGGACCAGACCACCTCTCCTTTATGGACAATACCAGCAGGCTGATATTTCCCACCTGATCCAGTGTAACCACCGTCAGCAAAGCCTTGATCTTTAATTGCCCGGATGTTTGCAATGATGCTTGCACCTTGTGCAATAGCACTTGCAATTAATGGGATATTTGCTGGAAAACCAACACTAGCCGCCTTTGCAATACTTTGCTGAATAGAAATACCTGCAGCTGCAATGGCATAAGCTTTATCAGCAGCAAACATGATCTTGTATGCTTTTGATTGCTCGCCAAACATTGAACCAAACATCGATGTGAGTGAACCCATCATTTGGCCACCAAGAGCAATTTGAGCATTCAATCGATCTTGGTGATACTTATCTTCAATATCCTGAGCATTCTGAGCATATTCGGCAGCGATCTGATTGCGTTGGTCCTGAGCAGCTTGAATGATAGCTGTTTTCCGGTTTTCGAAGTCCTGTTGCTTGATGAGTCCTGCTTCCATGTGTGCATTTAGAACATCTAAACCATTTTTTTCATCAAGATCAGTAGCAGCAAATTGACTATCTGCTAAATCATTTGCAGCATTTAAACGGCTAAATCGTTCCTGATCCTGTCTGAAAAATTCTCCGGTACCATTCATATCCGCTTGGATACCACCCCAGTTTTGAACAGCATTATTCACTTTATCGCGTGTCTCTTTATCCTGATTGGCTTTAGATAATGCGATTAGCTTTTGCCGCTCTTCTATAGAAAGCTTGGTATTCTTAAGAATTTCCTCCCGTTCGAGTCTGTAACGTTCCTGCATGGCTTGCGTTTCAGAAAGCAGAGATAAACGGGCTTGAAACAACCGCTGTTCCTGAGCTAGTTTTAATAACCCTAACTCTTGCTGTTTTTGCTGTTCCAGCAATTCAACAGCTTGCTTCTGCTCAAACTTACTTAATTCAAGGTCATGAGCTGCATTGAACTTTTTACGGTTAAAGGACTCTTCTAGTAACTGTTCCTCGGTTTTCTGGAACTCCTTATAGTCTTCCAATTTCGTTCTAAGGGCTTGTTTGGCTATAGCAATATCATTATCTGCACGACGATTTATTTCCGCCTTTATTTCTGCAGTACGTTCCGGGCTAAAGTTTGCTTTATCAACATCCTCCAGTCTTGCCTTTCTATTATTGTTAATCCGTCCGACTTCACTAGCCACCTCATTTTCAAGTGACCGTTGCAAATCCTGTTGACGTTCAAGTTGAGATTGAATATCACCAGCTGCTTTATCACTTCCTTTACTTGCACCACCTTTCACCTTGCTCTGCATCTTGGGAGATTGATGTAGAAGCTTAAGAGACACTCCATCCTCAAAGATCACTTCACTGACATAACCACCTCCCTTGCTGTCATACCATGTCTTGATATCTTTCACAGCAACATTGGTCGTGATTGGTGTTCCTTCAGGCATTGAAAAATCAATACCTTTATGAAATGAAGAAGCCCCTTTAGTTGGGGCTTTTCGTGGACCATAATTAGAACTGATCTTGTAGGAAGTTAAAGGTTTTCCTCCCGCCTGTAATCGAGCCAGATGTTCATTAGAAACTTTCTGACCTGACAATGAGCCACCATATCGGACGTCAAGATGTGGACCAGTACCAATACCGGATTGACCGGAAATACCGACCAAGCGTTTAGTAAGTTTTGCTTGTTTTTCAATTTCCTGCGTCTGCTTTCTTTTAGCTTCAGTTAATTTATCTTCTCGCTCCTGTTGTTCTTCGATGATCTTGAGATTTCTAAGTGCGCTATCAATTTCATCTTTAGACAAAATTGCACTCATTCCTTTAGCTTTTTGCAGTTCTAAAATGGCATTAGCTTGAGCAACAGTGTAACCTTTATCAAGCCAACCTGATTTATAGATTGAATCAATAACGCTATCTTTTTGCTTGGCTTGATAATCTTGCAAAGCCTTAGTTGCCTTTTCTGCTTCAGTAGCAGTATTTCCTAAAGCATCCGCTTGTTTTTGATGCTGAATTGCCGCATTTTGTGCTTCATTACCTCCAAGTTTCACTTCAACTCTTAATAATTTAAGTTTCTCAGCTGATAAACTTGCTTTAGATGCATTGTCATCATACTGCGCAGCCTGTTTTTTCAGATTTTCATATAGATCTGTAGGCAACTTAATTTTATTTAGACGTTCAATGGCTTCTGTATAGCTGATAGTTCCAGTTCTCGCTTCTTGGGAAATTTTTTCAACCTCCCTATTTCCTCGTGCATAGTTCTCGATATCAATTAATGCAGACCCTACAGCACGCGATGATTTCTCTAATGCTTTATTTTGTGCATTAAAAGCAGTAGTTAAATCATTAACTGCTTTAGCCTTATCATTGCCAGTTAATTTTTTTAACTCCTCATCAGCTTTCTCAGCAACTTTAGCTTGTTCAGCAAGCTTTTGCTTTGCCTCCTCTGCCTTATTATTAAAATAAGAATAGGCTGCCGCTAATCCCATTACTCCTAATGTTGCAACTCCAGCCCACCCACCAATTAATCCAAACGCCCCTTTAGCTAGTCTCCCTGCAATTGAAGTTGCAGTATTTAGCTTAATTTGAGCTGCTGTTTGTGCATTTGTAGCAGCAGTTACTGCTGCCTGTGCTTGTGCGTATCGAGTTGCTGCCGCTGTTGCGCCAAATTTAGCTTGGGTTTCTGCATTTGTTGCTCGCACATTCGCGAGATGAGCTTTTGCTGCATTCAAAGCAGCGGTAGCTTCTGCATATTCTGCTTGAGCATTTAATACAGATGCTTGGCGGCTCGCTAAAGTTGAAGCCATTCCCTCTTTAATAGCAGCGCTCTTCATCAAAATTGCACGAGTGATATATCCAATACCAACTACTAAAGCCCCATCAGCAATTAAATCTAAATTACTTGCAAGAGTTTGAACTGATCCAGCTAATACCTGTGCCGCACCACTTCCCTTACCTGCTTCGCCAACAAATTTTGTGATCTCGTTGTTTAGGAGTGTGAGAGACTGCCCGATTGTGATATCTGTTTTAGCAAAAAGAGCATCAACATCAGATTCTACATTTCTAAGCGCTTTTACAATTTCTTGTGAAGTAATTTTTCCTTCAGCTGCTACTGAACG